ATGGCAGATGATTTCCAGAAGAATTTACAGAGCAACATTCCAGAAGGTGTCTCCGATAAAGAAATAATCAAAGAGATCGAAGCGGAGAACGAAAAGGATTTCCTTAAAGAACTCAAGAAGAAGAATAAAGGGTTCTTAGTTGAAGGATTATCTATGTTTGAGAAAGAGAAGATTGCTGAGTATATTGGTAAACAGATAGAAGATTCAAAGACAAAACACTCAGAGATCGAAGATGCTATAGACAAAGCTGACGAAGTATATCGAATGGTAAGAAAGCCGTTAGAAGGCGATTCAAGCGATATGCCAGATTATAGAAGTCCGTTAAGCACAGTAGCTATTGACGTAATGCACGCCAATTTCATGAACGTCTTTTTTACCCCTAAAGATGCAATGAGAGTAATCCCAACGGAAGAGAACGATGTAGCTAAAGTTGGTAAGTTAGAAACCTTTGGTAATTGGTCAATGCAGAACGAGCTAGAGTTATTTGAAAAGATTGATATGTTATTTCATGGAAGTACAAAGTCTGGTGAGAAACCATATATGGTGCATTGGGTGAAAGAGTACGGAACAGAAATCAAACGTAAGATGTTAACGAATCCGGCAAATCCAGAAGAACCGTTATATGATCCAGATACAAAAGAACCGTTATTCCAAGAGAAAGATGAACAGAAGTTATTATATAACGGCCCTAAACTCGACATTTTATCAAGAAAAGATTATATCCAACCGAGAAACGCATTAATGAATGTCTTACCAGATTGGGAGATCGTTAAGATCAGAATGAATTACGACGATTTCCTAAGAGATACGTTACAAGGCAAGATGTTTCCGGAAGCAATAAGTGAGATAACTGATTGGTCGTCAAGTGATGATACTACTTTAGAAGATACGGAAGGCGACAATATACCAACGGGTAAATGGACAAAAGAGTTTATTTTATTTTTCGGCAAGTTAAGGATAAACACTATCAAGACCGATTCGGAAGATGAGACAGAAGAAAGAAAAGAGTTAGAAGATGAGTTTATAGCGATAATGGAACCAGAAGATGAGGTATTATGTTCGTTGAGAATTAATAAGTTTCCGTTAAAGATGAGACCGGTAGGAATGGATTATTTCTTACCTGACGATGAAGGCCGTAGATCAGGTAGAGGAGTAGTTGACGCTATGGATAGTTTACAGAGAGCTTATGACGCTTTATATAACCAATTCATTCATGGAACGGTACAGTCAAATTCTCCGGTAGTTTTCTATACACCATTAGGCAATTCAAGAAAAGAACCTACTAAAATCAAATTAGGATATATGTTCCCAACTAGCGATCCAGGAAGTGTTAAGTTTTTCCAATTTCCACAACCTAATCAAGCAATACAAGTAATGTTACAGTTAGTTAATACGTGGGCTCAGTTGATGTTTGGAATAAGTGATTACGCTTCGGGAATAGATAGCAGGACAGATCCAGACGCACCGGCAAAAAAAGCTGAGTTGGTAGTAGCTCAAGGAAACGTAAGGTTAAATGCTCTTATTAAAAGAAAGAATAAGACATTAAAAGATATATTTAAAAGATGGTTTATGTTATATAAAGAAAACATGCCACCAAACAAGTTTATGAGGATAGCAGGAAGTGGTGATAATCCCTGGAAGTTTGAAGCTGTAACAATACAAGATTTTGCGTTAAAGAGTTTACCTGACTTTGAGTTAACTGGAAACATACTTAATTCAAATAAAACGTTAGATGCAAATAAAGCGATAGGAATGTATAATCTCTTAATACAGAATCCTTTATTTAATCCAGCTATGCAAGGTGGTATGCAGAGAATGATACAATTAACAAGCTGGTTAATAGATAAGTTAGATGAAAGTGGGTTAAGTGGAATTTTACCAGAAGCACCAGGGGAGCAAGTTGAAACACCGGAAGAAGAAAACGCAAGGTTTATGCAAGGAGAACAAGGTGAACCAACGGCAGGAGAAGATCACATAAAGCATATAAAAGTTCATCAAGAGATGTTATCAAGCACAACGATTCCAGATGAGATAAAAGAAGCAGTAGTGTTACATATAAAACTTACTATCAAACAAATGCAAGATGATATGCAACAGCAATTAGTAATGCAACAGATACAAGCAAAGGGAGGGGTAAATGCCGGACAAGGAAATCCAGAACAAGGATCCCCTGGAGGAGTTCTTCCACAACGACAACAAAACGTGGCAGGCGTTCAAGGAGCAAATCAACCAGTGCAAGGATAATGCGTTAGAGAAGTTAAAGAGCATAAATAATAAAGACCGTAGTATATCAGTAGGCAAGTTAATAGCTTTTGACGAAATATTTATGATTGAAGATAACTATAAACAGCAAGGACACCCAGAACATGAAGAAACTAGATTGGTACTTGAAAAAGATTAAAGAAGAGTTAGAAGCGTGTGAAGATGGCAGGTATACTGGCAATCTAGAGTTTAAAGCAAATTTCAAGAATGGTGGAATAGCGAATATGAATTTCGGGGCGAACCAGAGTTTTAAAGCTCCAGACGATCATTGACATAAGTTGAGTAAATAACGATAGTTACAATAAGAGCAATCTAAAAAATAGACCTCTAAGATCAGTAAATGATTTTAGGGGTCTTTTTTATTACATAAGGAGAATATTATGGCTGGAAGTAGAGCTTTAAAGAACAAAATGAGAAAAAACAAAAAAAAGAAATAAGGAGAAAATAATGGCATTAAAGGGTAGAGAAATAAAGGGTAGAGAAATAAATAGAGATATAGCAAAGAAGTTAGCAATAGCACCAAAGCCAACAAAGAAACAACAACGATACGTTAGAATTGACAATATAGACAAACGTAAAGCTGGTGGTTGGAAAGTAGTAAAAGAAACAAAGATACAAGATTTACACGCTGGGGCTAGAAGCAAGACTAGCGATTTAGTATTAATGGAAAAATAACCATAAACAAGGAGAGTAACAATGTCAGACCAAGCGACAGACTTAACCAAAGTCACGGATGATGATTTAGAATTACAAGTAAAGGATCTTACTGGCAAAGAAGATAAGACGCCGGAAGATACAACCCAGTTAGAAACCCTAAAGACAGAGAAATCGTCAAGGTATCAAAAGAGGATTGACCAGTTAACCGGAAAATCTAAGTACGCAGAAGAGCAGTTAGAAGTAGAGAGAACAAGAGCTGAACAGTTAGAAAAAGAATTGGAAGAAACAAAAAAAGCTCGATCGATAGAACCAATAAAGCCAATTCAAGAAACAGTAGTATATGAAGGAAAAGCTCATTATACAGACGACGCATTAAACAGCATGATTGTTAGTAAACAAATAACTGAGAATCAGGCATACGTTATGCAACGTGAAAGAGATAAAGCAGAGATAACTGAGAGTGTTCGTACAGATTTATCTAAAACGAGCAAACAGTCAGAAGATGCTAGGTTAAGACAAGAAGATGTGGCTAGAGTTTTAAAAGAGTATCCACAGTTTGACAGGAAACACTCTGACTTTGATCCAAATAATGAATTATATAAAGAGGCAAACGAGATATACAACGATGGATATGCAATGAAGCCAGATGGAATGAGTAAAGCGATTAAAAAGGCTAAGAGAATATTAGGAATTACAGATAAGACCCCAGATTTATCCGATGAGTTAAGTATAACTGGAAGTTCTAAGTTTGGAAATCCTAATGACAAGCCAAAAGAAATCGTATTTAATGAACAAGAGAAAGATGACGCAATAAGGGTTTGGACAAACGTAACAAATCCAGCAACAGGAAGAAACTATACAGATGCAGAAGCAATCGAAAAAGCTAAAAAAGCTAAACAAAGGAGAGCAAAATGACAGAACAAAACACAAGCATAACAGATGCTAAAGAAGTACCGAATATCAATAATAAAGAACAAGTCAAGAAAGTTAATTTAGATATAGATTCTGAGTATCTAATTAATATCAATAAAGTACACGGAATGGGAGTGGACGTATTTACAATTCCAAAACCGGATAAGAACAACGAATATAGATGGTTAAACTCGAAGGTGCAAAACTTCGGACAAAAGACAGGCAACATGTTACATTTCGGCGGAGGTTGGCAGGTTTGTTCTAAAGAACACGTTTTAAGGTTAGGGTTCAAAGAAACAGATTTATCCTCTGACGGTTTAATGAGGCTAAACGAGTTAGTCTTGGCATTTATGCCACAAAAATTATACTCGGAAAAAATGAAGGTAAAACAACAGAAGGCCAACGAGCCTCTGGATAGAGTAAAGCAATTAATACAGAAGGGCGATCCGAATGCGGACGGAACAAGGCCTCATGATTCTATGAGGGGAATACAAACAAAAGAGCAGTTAGGAATGGATTAAATAGGAGTAAATTATGGCGAATAGAGACACACCTAATGGTTTTAGGGTAGCTCAAGGTATCGGTAGCCAACATGTTTACAAGATGTTTAGAGTAGATTCAGCATCAACGACAGGAACTTTGATTATGGTCGGAGATGTTATTGATCTAGATGGTAGTGGAGCAATTAGAGCAGCGGCAGACGCAGGTGTTTCTGCTGCGGGTATAGCAGTTGCTGTTTATGATAGCAATGGCGTACCTTGTGGTGCTCCAAATTCTTCGGTATCTTCTAAATATCTTACGACAAGTACATCTGGATTCGTACTTGTTGCGTTAGCAATACCTGGAGCAGTGTTTATTGTACAGTCACAAACTGGTGAAACGACTACCAATGATGATGTTGGTAAGACGAGTGACCATATTGCGACTGCTGGCAATACAACATTAGCAGTTAGTAAGATGGAGTTAGCAAATTCAGGCGGTGGTTTGCAGTTTAGAATCATTGGTATTAATGAGGAACCTGGTAATACTTGGGGAGAACACTCAGATTTACAAGTGGTCTTTAATGAAAGTGCATTCGGAGTTAGTGGAGCAGCAAGTGTATAAAGGAGAAATACTATGTCTATAACAAGAAGTCAAATAGTAGATGCTCTAGACGCTAATCTGAATGAGATGTTTCAAGACGGATTAAAGTCTTGGCCAGATGAGTATTCTAGGGTATTTAATGTAGGAAGCTCTGACAAACAGAGTGAGAAAGATAGTTATGAATCAGGGTTTGCGACAATGCCAGAGAAATCTGAAGGTGTTGCAGCTACTTATGATGCAATTAAACCTGGTGTTTCTAAAGTATATGTTAACAAAACATATGCTCTCGGATATGAAATAACAGAAGAAGCAATTGAAGATAATTTAAGAACTCAGGAAACTTTCAACAAGTTACCAGAAGCCTTAAATCGAAGTGCAATCGAAACCGTAGAAACGACATCGTTTAATATTTTCAACAACGGTTTTTCAGACACTGGCCCTGATGGGAAAGTTTTATTTGCAACAGATCATCCTAACTTGGATTTATCAACACAAGCAAATAGACCTACAGTCCATGTCGATCTTTCGGTTACATCATTGACGGCTGGATTAACAGCTATTGATGGATATGTAGACGAAAGAGGTTTAAAAAGACCTACAAGAGCAAAGCTTTTGTTAGTTCCATCAGCATTATGGAATGTAGCGGAAGAATTGTTAGGTAGCGATTTTAAACCTTATACGGGAAATAATGAAGCAAACGCTTTAACTACAAAAGATTTACAGTATATGGTCGGTCATTATTTGACTGATTCAGATGCTTGGTTCTTATTGTCAGATAAAGCAGATCATAAAATGAAGTTCTTCTGGAGAGTTAGATTAGGAGCGTTAAAGAGAGGTACTGACTTTGATTCAACTAATTTAAAACATCTTTCTCGAATGAGATTTAGTGTAGGATATTCTCATTGGATGGGAACTTATGGAACTAGTGGTGGATAATAAAGGGGAAATTATGAAAAAAACAATAGGTATTCTAGTAGTTATGTTATTTCTAGCTACCCTTTGTTATGCACAATCGAGTAGACTAGTAACAACAGCAGGTGGAAGTTTTAGTAGTAAAACCAACTTCACTTATTTAAGCGTTGGTGGTTCAGATGTTGCTGGAAATCCAGGGTTTCTAGAAATGCAAGGATTCGATGAAAGTAATGTAGCATTTTTGTATTATTTATGGGTTGACGATACGGGAGATTTATGTATCGCTTCAAACGTAACTCTAGATAATTATACCAGCTATCCAACAGGTGATTGGACAACTGGCATGGATGCAGCTTGTACCGTAGTTGGAACACAATCATAAAGTTAATTGGGGTGAGGACTTAAAATCCTTGCCCCACTAACCAAAAGGATATAAATGAAAAAATCATTATATTACGTAATAGCGTCAATGTTCTTAATACCATTATCAGGGTTGATTCCGATTAGAGGAACAGATATTTGGTACGTACAGTATTTAGGCTTTACAACGGTATTGTTCTTTGGCATATCTTTATATTTATGGAAGTGGAATAAGTATATATCAATATTTACTATATTAGTGTTAATTTCAACATTAATAACGGCTAAACAGCACCCTAGAGCAATGTTTATGATGATAAATATAGATATTGGGTGTATTTTACTTAAATATATTAGCGAGAATTATAAGAATCGAGATATTTTATTTAAAGGATTATTGTGGTTTATTGGGGTGCAGTGTGGATGGTTACTAATGCAATATTGTAATTTAGATCCTTTCTTTGACAACGTAGTCAAAACATTACCAGATCCACTAACAGCGTTATCTGGAAGCAGAAATCAGATGGGATTGTTTATGGCGGTTGTTATTCCGTTAGTTATAGCAAAATGTATTTATTTATTACCGTTAGTTATATTTGCTTTATTATGTTCAAAGACAAGTTCAGCGGTTTTGGGTGCGATAATAGGAACGATATTTTATTTATATATAACAAAACACAAGGTTAGACATTTATCTTTAGTTTTAGTAGCGATTATTCTGATATTATTTTTATGTAAGTTCGAGAAGTTTAGTTCAGTAGAGTTAAATAACAGGTATCTTTTATATAAGACAACTATTTCACAAGTTGAGAATGAAAGATTAGAGATTTCAAAAGAGAAAGATGGCACAAAGACTACAAAGATAATAACTTGTAATAAATGGTTTGGATATGCTCTTGGAAACTTTATGAGAATGTCCCCGTTTACACAGAATTATCTTTGGGGCGGACATATATACAGACATACGCATAACGATTATATTGAGATTTGGTTTGAGATGGGAAGATTGGGATTGATTAGTATTTTAATGATTTTAAGTAATATATTATATTTATTTGTAAGAAAGACACAAGAACACGATATAAAGATGCTTTTTAGTTGTTTGTTGATTTATTGTATAACAGCTAACGGAATATTCACAATGCACACAGCAGTTAGTTTAATGTTATTTGTTTTGATATTTGGTTTATTGATAGGAGGGTTAAATGGGAAGAAGAGCTAGTCCAGGAAGATTGCCGGCATGGTATAAAGGGCAATTAATACTAGATGATATAGATGGATCGTGGTACGGAAGCAGAGAAGGAAAGCTGTTTAAAAGACGAGGGTTAAATGTATCTCGTAAAAACTACGATTCCTTAACAGATCAAGAGCGACAAGATAATATAAAAATTTAGAAAATTAACAGGGAGAATATTATGAAAAAGTTAGGTATTTTAATTGTAATTCTTTTAGTTGTAGCAATGTATATATTACCAGTACAAGCACAATCTAGAGGATCATTACCAAACCAATGGGCAAGCTGGGCAAGTATCAATTCTACTTCAAAGACCTTTACGTTTCCGAGTAATTCAAGAGATTTATGGATTCATAATGGTTCGGCAGTAGATATATTTGTGGATATAAAAGGGAACGCTATTGATGCTAACGGATATAAAGGCGGTATTCTAGAAAGTTCAACGTTTCAGTTAAACGGAACTGAATCCGTATATTTACAAGATATAGTTACACCTGCTATTTCAGTTAAATCAACTACGGCAGCGACGGCAAGTCCTGTAAGTGTATTGGTGACCTACTAATGTTTGAAAGAAGATTAAATGTAGATGTTCAAATAAGAAAGCCAAAAGTCTTACTAGACAAAAGGTTTCCATTTACAAATGCGTTAGAGGTTGGAGATAAAGGACAGTTAGACGCAGTTTTACAGATGGAAAGTGAAAGTCTAGAGATGAACGACGTTGGTGATGAAATTAAACATTTTACGTTAAAAATAGAAAAAGCAGAACCTATAATTATGAAAAGTGGGAGAATTTAATGCCACAACCAATATTTGTAGATAGACCGGAACCGTTGATTCATACTAACGAAGAATTTATTATCGATATAGGAGACAAAAAAATAAACGATAGATTCAGGGTAATATTGAATTATATAGTAGTGGAAAAAACAAAAAGTTATGTCTTGTTAAAAATCACAGGAATGAGTTTAATGCCAAGCAAGAGGTTAATAACATGAAAACATTTTTAGAGTTAAAAAGTGATGTATCAAAACTATCTCAACGATCAGGGGATACAGATTTTCTTTCAGAGATAGGTGATTGGATTAATGTAGCACAGACGTTTTTGTTTAATAGTTATGATTATTTTACTGAGCTACAAGGTAAATATAATTTTACAACAGTAGCTAGTCAAGAAGATTACGCACTGCCTAACGATTTTGATAAACCAATGAGAATTTATGATATAGATAATAATAATAAATTAACTATAAAAACAGAGGAAGAATATTTCGATGGCAATATAGCTAATATAATTGATGTTACTACTGGAGCAACTCCGAAGTTTGCAAGAATCTATGGAGCAAGAGGAACACAAGTAGCATTAGCCGCAGCTGGTACAACACTTCAAGTCAAATCTTCTTCCGCTAGTGATACTGGAAGCATTGTAGTAAGAGTTGAAGGATACGTAGATTCATCTAAAACGATATTATCTTTTGAAGATATTACGATAAGTGTTGCCTCTCCCACGACATTTGTGGCCGGAACAACAACTTTTTATGAAATAACTCGTGTAAGCAAGTCTGCAAATACAACCGGATATATTACGGTAGCTAATAGCTCAGATACAACTTTAGCGACAATGACATCAATAGACCGAGTATTAAGTCATAAGATTTTAAAGTTAGGTTTAATACCTAATACAACAGTAAATATGAGAGTTTTATATAAAAGAAAAATAAGAACATTAGTTAATGATAATGATTATCCTTTTATAGACGCAGATCAGTTTTTAGTATTAGAAGCGTTAGGGTATACACTTTTATATGAACGGTCTGAATCTTCCGAAGCAAGGGCAGCACAAGTTTTTGCGAAAGCAAAAGAATCTCTATTTAATATTCTTAGCAATCTAAACAACAATTTAGGGCCAGACTTTCAACAAAAAATAGAAACTTCATTTATGGCGGCACATAGATCATGAAAAAACTAATTATTATAGCTAGTTTATTCTTAGCTACATCAGTTTTCGCTCAGGTAAATTTGTTACAAGTAAGAATTAACGATTTTTCAAATGGGCAGAACTCTAACGATCTTGAAGATGTTATCTCTCCATCTCAGGGTGAGTTAATGCAGAATGTAGTTATTAATAAGAAGGGAAAGTTATCAAAACGAAAAGGTCAAGATTTATTTAATAAAGATGTAGGAAGTACACCATTTAGAGGGTTAGGCAGATTCGATCCTGATACTAATACTTCTTATATGTTATCAGCGTCAGGTGCGAATATAATAAGGTCAGAAATAAGTTCTACTGATTGGACTATAATAAATCCAGACGACAATTTAACGGCAGATAAAAACACTGAGTTTATTCAAGCTAATAAACTTTTATTTATTTTAAATGGATCAGATGCCTCAGCTTATTATGATGGAAACAATTTTATTCCTAGTTTGGGTTCTACTTCTGGTTCTCCTCCGGTAGCAACAACTGGTGTATGGCTAAGAAACTATTTATTTTTAGCTGGAAACCCAACAAACGCAGACTGGTTATATTTTTCTAATAATTTAGAGCCTGGACAGTTTACAGTAACCGACATACTTAGAATTAATACAGGTGACGGGCAAAAGATTCAAAGATTAGAACCATATAAACTAAACGAATTAATTATATATAAAGAACGAAGTATTTATGATTTAGATATAACCGGAACGACACCGTTATCAGATTGGACAGTACAGCCTATATCTAAGTTTGTAGGGTGTATTGCACCAAGAAGTGTAGTTAACTTAGGTAACGATCAATGGTTTTTATCAAGCAATCCTATTGCTGTAAGAAGTTTGGTAAGGTCGCAATTCGATAAGATTCTTTTAGATTTTGTATCTAATCCAATTCAAGATATTTTTGATGGTACGGGAACGACATCAATAAACAAATCACAAGCTAGTAAATCTGCTGCAATTTTGTTTGACAGTAAATATATACTAGCAATTCCAACTGCAAGTTCAACCGTAAATAATACTGTAATAGTTTACAATTTCCTTACTCAAGGGTGGTAT